AGTATGTATCTGGTCTTAATGGTCTTGTTAACGTTGTCATTCAGGTTCCTCTGAAAGCCAATGAGACTACGTTCCCTCCTATGCCTGGGTACACGTATGCAGATTACGTAAAGGCCATCGTTGAGTACGGAAGTGCCAACGGCTATCCAGTCATCCGATTTGACAGGATCGGAGCTTCTGACGATTACTACTCCGACGGCATTCATCCAAATAATGCCGGGCACGCCGCGATGGCAGCAAAGATGTGCGACCAAATTGGGGTTCCGTTTGCCAGCGGTGAGTTTCATCAGACACCTACAATTGACCACTACCGAGAAGGTTTTATTACTTATAATGCGAAATACAGAAGTTACACTAACAACTCAAATTTTGTAGTTAAAGCCCATAAACAAGGTAAGTTAGTGTGTCTATCTGGATTGGCAGAACCAAATGGAGCAATAAGTACGGACCTGATAGTCGGAACACTACCTATTGGTCTGCGACCCGTAGATACAGATGTTTTCACTGTTGCAAGTAGTAACTCAGGCCCAGTAAGTATCGTAATAAAAAGGGATGGAACTATCAACGTGCTGGTAGTTCCTACTACGTTTATATCGTTTACCGGAGTTTCATTTGTGATCAGGTCTATCAGTTGAATAAAAAGCCCCTCATTGAGGGGCTTTCTCTTTACGCTATAGGTTGCAAATCCCCCTCAAAGTACCCATCGCTATAATTGACCCCTTGCACGCGGACCTTGTCGATGCTGTCAGGCTGCACCGACTCCACACGTATCGCCATGGCCGGGCCACTAGCGTCTGGGCCGAAGGCAAAGCGGGTGCGTGCCTTGAGGTACCCAGAGTAGACCGTCTCGCTGGGCACGCGGCTCAATGTGAGCTCCCGACCACTCGCCGTCACTACTGGCACACTCTCTATCGACCCATCTTGCCGGGTGAGTATGACGCTGTGCTCTCCAGGGCCTTTCTCTACTGGCTGGCTAACCTTCAGCACCAAGCCGTCTTGTCCCGTGACCTCCCCGTCCATGGTGCCGTGCAGCGTGTTGTTTACCACATCGATGCGGCTGGTAGGCACTAGCAGTCTCGCCTCGCTCAGGGCGTCAAACTCAACGGTCACTCGCTGGTACTTGAGACGATTGACGCGACGGCGGGCGTGAATGACGGCCTGCTTTGCCGTGCGGATACCCTGCACCTCGATCTCCTTGGCGTTGCTGGGTACCGCGCCATCAATCCCGAGAGTGTACGTCTCCATGGCGTCTGTCAGCCGACTCTTGTAACTCAACTCCACGCCATCTTGACGCTTCTCAGTCGTGAAGCGCCGGCTGCGCTTGTCGCTGCCAGGATGTTTGTTGCGGTGGCAATACAGCGCCGTGCTGGTAGCCTGCGGCAAGTCTGCCAGCACTCGTACCACTGAGCCCTGTCGGTACGCCTGGCAGAAGCAGGCCGACGCCACAAGCTGGATAGACTCCTCGAACGTGATGTTGGTGTCGTCAAATGTGTGGGCGCATTCAGTCATTCCGGCATCGTCAAAGTACGTTGCAATCCTATCGCGTTCCAGCTCCCAGACTTGAGCGTCGAATGCCGTGGCAGGCAGACGCCCGATACGCGGGTCGCGAGCTATGGCACTGGCTATGCTGGCAAAGTCCTTGAGAGGGTATAGAGTGGTCTGCCAGCTCTGCCCGAGCGCTGGGATGAGCCGCACAACCCTGGCGTTCGCCACACGCTCTTTGACACGCAGCGCCGAGTCGGTGGCGCGGATACGCACATACGCCGTAGTGATGTCGCCAAACTCAGACGGCACATCATCCCGGAAGGTGAAGAAGTCTCTCCACTTGATCTCGTCGCTGATGTTCTGGCCGTCAGTGCTAGGGCGGTCAGTTACCCGGCGCATGGTGTGGCGGGTGCCCCATCCCGGGAAAGGGTTGGCAATGTTGGTTGTCTTGGCCACAGTATCTCGCTGGCTGCCAGTCAGCGTTATCGTGTATGGCGGTGCCACATCACCGGTGGGGTCTCCGTTGCTATCCAGTCGTTCGATCTCAAGGCGCAGGTCGACCGTCAGAGGGTAGACAGTACCGTCGTCACGGTACAAGCCGTTTAGCGCCACGAGGTTGTACCGGAACACGTCGACGGCTGCATCACTGACGACGAAGGGCCCTACGGCCACTCGGGATGGGTTGTTTAGTGTGGCTTTTTGGTTGTAAGCGCTATAACCGAACCCTGGGTTAGTAGTCAAAACAGTCGCGCCTTCTTCCATCTCAGTAAAGGCACTTATCCATAATGGGGCTATAAACTGCGCTGCGTACGCCCAGTTAGCGACGCCTATCACGTCCAGCCCGATGGTGTTTGATGTGACCGATGTGACTATGTACTCACCTGCCACCCCACGAGCGAAGTATTCCCCTGGTGGCAGTGGGTCCGGCTTGTCTTGTATGAACCACGCGTCGGCTAATGATAGTGTGTCGCCGGGGTCGAATAGGGTAGCTAGGTCTCCCGCATAATCGACAGGCATTGTCACGAGGCCGCCAGTAGTAGCAGTCGCGCCCACAAAGCTGATAGCCCCCTCATTGGGGGCCTCGAGCGACTGCCCGTCCACCGAGTTTACGCGGGAAGCTGTCATCAGCCGTCCGGTCACGCCGTCGCCCACGGTATAGACCGGTGCGTCTTCAGAGTTGGGGGACGTGAACGGGCCGAACACGCTAGCCGCTGCGCCTTCAATGCTGGTGAGCGGGGTCGTGCCGTCCTTGAAGTCGAGAATGTCGTACCGCCCGCGCCCGATGCTGGCATAGAAGGTCTCGAATTCTTTGTTGTCGACAAACTCGCTGATTGGCACGCTCAAGAGGTCGAACACGCAGCGCTCATCGCCAAAGATATCGTTCACTCGCTGGTTCACCCTGGGCGTGTTGCTGCGAGACTCTAGGCTGTTATTGGGGGACTGCTGCGCCCGGCCGTTGGAGTTGGTCGATGGGATAGCCGGCATCAGCACGAACGCAGCCACTACTGCGACCACGGCGGCCACGATGTACGGGATAAAAGGCGTGATGGGGCCAGCTGGTGGGGCCTTGAGCGTGATGGAGAACTCGCCATCGCAGTCGGCCCAATCCTCTGGCGAGTCGAGCGAGCAGACGGTAGCAAGGCTCATGTGGCCTTTGAATACCATGAAGTCAGCGTTCGGTATGCCTGATGGCCAGCGGTGTAGGATGTACTGGCTTATTGTGCCCGAGTAGACATCAATCGTGGGTGGTCGTGTCGGGTCATCATAGAGCCGGACAGTGGTCTGAAACATGGCGGTAGAATTCCACACGTGGGTACATGGCCTTGATTGTACCATAGTCGGTGGCCTGAGCTTGATCTAGGCAATGCCACACCCTGCCCGCTCTCCACACCCCCAGATGCCACTGGCGGCACGACACCATGACCACGAGGTCGTAGTCTCGCGGTGGCCATGCCGCTGGCTGCCAGTGCTTGCGTAGCGCCCGGAAGAACCCGGGCACCGTCTTGCACTGGTCGATGTGAGGCGCTGGCAGCCCCGCCGCCGCCAGTTGCTCCCAGACGAAGTCCACACAGTTGTAAGTGTCCGGGTCGTACCGTCTGCCGATCGTCATGACGTTTGAGTGAAACCGCGCAGCATGGGGAAGCGCTCGACCGTGTAGCGCTCACCCGTGCCTGTCTCGTTGGCATTGGGCGGGCTGGCGGTGAACGTGCAGCCCCGCTTGTCGTAGTCGATACCAGATACTTCCAGATCGACTGGCCCGTCTGCTGGGCTGGTAAGGTCGTCTGACCGGTATGAGCGGATCCGACAGCTGATCGGCGTGTCGTCATCCAGAGCAACACGCGACTCCTCGGCCTGCACAATGTCGTTCAGGTCTTGAATCGTGATGTTGTGCACCTGGTCCATGTTGGTCTTGCTGCTCGCCCACTGTATCTTGCTCGGCACGTACTGAGCCGTGACGGTCTGGCCTGTCTCTAGCGTGATGTTGAGCTGCCCGGTACGGACTGGATTCCTCAGCAAGAAATAAATCTGCGTGAAGCTCGGGTGCGACAGCTCGAGGACTTCCAGGAGCGCTATGCCCCTGGGTCGGTTAATCAGCATGTCTCTAAATTCTGGGGTCATTTAGCCTCCAGCTCTGAGAGGCGCTTCTCTAAATCATCAAGCCTTTCCTCTTGAGCTCTAATCAAGAATTTATACAACTCATGATCTCTTAGGGAGTAGATGTCACCAGCTTCACGAACCAAAATCTTCTGCCCAGTTGCAACCTGCTCCACCTCTCCGGTTTCAGAGGTCACATCTTCGAACACATCTTGGTACTGGTCACCCCACTCATCGTGGCAGACAAACCCGTATTCAAAAGCATTGAGACCTTCCGCTTCCATGCAAGCAATAATGGTCTGCACTGTGGCCCCTACGTGCAATCTATCGCTATCATCAGATAGCCATCGGAACACACCGATGCTTTTAGCAATAGCCGCTCCGGCCCTTAGCTCCGCCGCCGTCATCTGCCTCACATCAGATTTGTGACGCGCATCAGATGTTGTCTGCACTCCCTGAGCGAAAAACCCAATCCGCCCCCGAAAAGACGCTGTTCCGAAGTCATAGGAATTGTCAGCAGCCAGAGTCACGGTTGCGCCCGCCCTTGGCTCAAGCTGCGTCATTAGTTGGTTCCATGGCTTGTAGTTGCCGGAACCTGAATCCCATGCGGCAATGTGAGCCCTGCCAACTCCAAATCGACTTATGGCGAGAAGAGCTGGCGTAGCCGATCCAGGGAATTTCATTATTGAGTCGCCTGACT